AAGGGCATGGACTTGATAGATGATGTCCACAGTTCTGATGAAGAAATGGAGCGCATTAAGGCGCAGGCAAAGATTGACACGATGGCCGCATACGCACCCTTCAAGGTGGCCCAGCGGTATCTAGCCCTAATGTTCACAGCCACGTTCTTGGCGTCGTTTGCGCTGGTGTTGGTGATGACCCTGATGGGCGAAACAAACATCTCTGATGTCAAACAAGTGATTGATGACTTTTATGTGGGCGAGGCAATGCTGACCATTCTGGCCTTCTACTTTGGCGGCGGGATGCTTGAGGGTGTTGTCGGCAAGGTGAAAGGTAAGAAGTGATGCCATTTAGCAAGTATTCTCCGAAGCAGAAAAAATTAGCTGCTGCTGCCAAGCCGCGCACCAAAATCACCCGCGCTGATTTCACAGCCTTAAACAAGAAGAAGAAAAAAAAGAAAACGAGGCGGGCATGAACATTGATGCGCTGCGTGAAGAGATAGCGGCTGATGAGGGCTGCAAGTATGAAATATATTTAGATCACCTGTCGCTGCCTACGCACGGAATCGGTCATCTGATTACAGAAGATGATCCAGAGTATGGTCAGCCTGTTGGCACACCCGTCAGCGAGGATCGCGTCAATCAGGTGTTTGAAGACGATATCGCGATTACGCTGAGAGAGTGCCGCATCTTGTATGAGAACTTTGATGATCTGCCAGAAGACTGTCAGCGCATTTTAGCAAACATGATGTTCAATATGGGCAGGCCGCGTCTGTCCAAGTTTGTTGGCATGAAATCTGGTATTTATGCAAAAGACTGGAATCGCGCGGCAGATGAGATGGTTGATTCCAAGTGGTATGGGCAAGTGACCAACCGCGCAGATCGACTGGTAAAGCGCATGAGAGCGCTGGCTGATGGCTAGAAAAGCGCCAGCCAAGGGCAAGGCCAAGGTCAAGGTCACTGCCACAGGCAAACGAGTGTCTTACGGACAAGCTGGCAAGGCAAAGGGTGGTGGCCCACGGGTGCGCCCTGGCACATCGAAGGGTGACAGCTATTGCGCCCGATCAGCCGGTCAGATGAAGAAGCATCCGAAAGCTGCACGCAATCCTAACAGCCCATTGCGCCTGTCACGCAAGCGCTGGAAATGCGCCGGTAAAAAGTCACGGAGATAATCCATGAAGATGAAGAAATTGACGGCACGGCAGCAGGCCGCGCTGAAGCGCCATAGCGCCAATCACACCGCCAAGCACATGACAGAGATGCGTAAGCTGATGCGCGGCGGCAAGACATTTACAGAAGCGCATCGGGCGGCGATGCGTAAAAAAGGAAGGTGAAAGCAATGCCAGGAAATATGAAAAAGCCAAAGATGATGCCAAAGCGCAAACCGACAAGGGCGGCTGCAAAGAAGAAGATGGCACCACGCCGTCGCATGCGTCGAACCTACGTCTGATGGCACCGGCCAAAAAGAAGGTTGTCACCAGTGGGCCGACACCGACAAACCCTGAACTTTACAAGCGCGTAAAGGCGGCGGCAAAACGTAAGTTCAAGGTAACACCCAGCGCATATTCATCAGCCTGGATCGTTCGGGAGTACAAAAAGCGCGGCGGTAAATATAGGGGCAAGAAACCGACATGAGCCTGACCAAATGGTTCAAAGAAGACTGGGTTGATATCAGCGCACCAAAAAAGGGTGGCGGCTACAAGAAGTGTGGCCGCACCTCTTCAGAGCGTAACAAGCGTGGCTATCCAAAATGCGTTCCAAGCGCAAAAGCAGGGCGCATGAGCAAGTCGCAGATCAAGTCTGCTGTGTCACGCAAGCGGTCTAAAAAGCAGGGTGTGGGTGGCAAGCCGACCAACGTGGCGACGTTCGCAAAAAGGCGTAAAGCAAGGGCATAATTTGTTATAGTTTTGTTATAGGTTTGTGCTTACCAACGCCTGCCAGCATATCCCAAAATGCCCCAGAAACAGCCGATTTTGTTGTTCAAAAACCGCTAAAATCGTGCTTTGCAAGCAGGAGGTCGTCGGTTCGATCCCGTCTGGCTCCACCACCCCAAACCCAAGTATAGCCTCAAATACAGTCCCTCGGCCGTGAACGGCTGGGGGCTGTTTTTTTGTTTTGTTATAGGTTTGTTATAGTTTTGTTTGCAGGGTTTGACTTTTTATGTCAATATACTCTCATTGAGATATCAAATGGGAGCAAGGCAATGAAGGATTTATCGGTAAAATTTTGGGAAAAGCGTGGCCACTATGTAATCAACGCATCCCGTGTGGGCTTAAGTGTCAACCATGGAAATTTTGCAACGAGGGATGCGGCTCTTGCAGAAGCGGAAATGCTGAAGGCCAGATTTTTAACTGGCATGATTGCCCAGCCGTTGCAGATATCAAAATGCGCTGACGCTGCTGCTGCATTTTTAGAATCACAGACGCGCCGTGTTGATGATGAAGAAATCAGCCTTTCACATTACAAGGGTGTAAAGCGTTCAATAGATTTCTCCTTGGCCATCCGTATTGATGGCAAGATGTTTGGCAAGCATGCTTTGGACAAGCTGGTCACAAAGGCCAACAAAGATGAATTGGCGGCGACTTTTAAGCGCGAGATAAAAGCTGAAGGCAAAAGCAAATCGCTTGCGGAACAGCGTATCAAGGCGCTCAAGTCATTTTTCAACTACTGTCAAGCGAAGGGATGGGTTGATCTTAATCCGTTAGACAAAGTGTCTTTTGGGCTGGCGACAGACATTGCAGATCGTGCGCCAAAGATTCAGCCTGGTACTGTTCAGCAACTTGTGACAAAGGGCTTGGATGGTGAAACATTGACAAGCCGCGCTATGGTGTTGACAGCATTGTCGTCTGGTATACGTCAGGGTGAACTGCGTGCGCTGCCGTGGCGTTGTGTAGATTTTAAAGAAAGCGCGATTAGGATTGAACAGGCTGTCAAAACAGAAAGCAGTGTTATTGGTGAGCCAAAAACAAAGCGCGGGTTTCGCACGATTCCTGTGCCAAGCGAGACAATGCAATTACTGCGTGAACTAAAGATGCAAAGCCGCCATACGAGCGATGACGATCTGGTGTTCGCCACAGCCGCTGGATTGCCAAAGCAAAAAAAGACACTGCGTGAATTGATTGAACGCGCATCAAAGCGTGCCGGTATCGAGCGCATGGTCTGGGGTGACATGAGACACTTTTTTGCAAGTGTCCAACTGTCTGCCTTGGGTGAGGATTGGGCAGAGGTTGCAGCTTTGATGGGCCACAGCAATCCGTCATTTACATATCGCCAGTATGGTCACTATTCCAAGAATGAGGCAAAGCAAGAAAAGGCGCGGTCTGCGGCTGCCAGTGCAATATTCGGATAAAAGAAAGGGGCGCTAGCGCGCCCCTCTCATCACATCCCAGATTCTTTGCACCCAGTTCCTGGGTGGCGGTTCAATGCTCACCTTCTGGCGTCTTGCTGCCCATATGCGTTTCATCCTTTTACTCTGCGCGGCACGCTTCTCAGGCGTCCATGCTGCTTTGTGTTTGTTCATCAATCCCACCTAATTTAACAATTTCAGAACGCGGTATGAACCACCGTGAACCGTCTTGAATGGCCTTGATCTGGCCGTCTTGTATCCAGCGCCTGACGCGCTTGCGGCTGGCCTCGCTGTAGCCTTCACCGAATAGTGCATCACACGCCTCTCTGACCGTCAGTAGAGCGCTAGTAGCCATTCTTAGTTTCCTCATAGCCAGCCGGTGGCGGCGGTGCATCTGGCACGCTTGTATGCGGCGGCGGTGCCGGTGGTGGCGGTGGTGGCGGCGGTGCATAGACAGGGGCAGGCACAGCAGCTTGTTGCCGCGGAGCACCGTCATTCAGCCAGAGCCGTGATCTGGCCACACGATGGAATGTGTCACCGATCTTTACCTGTATCTCCAGACCAGGCTGCTGCTTGAAATCGTCCTTGGTGGCTTGATAATAGGCGTCCAGACGTGCCTTCAGATCAGGGTCACTGATGTTGAACCAGAAACTGATGCTCAAATTGTCGTCGATCTCAACGCCTCGCACCAACTGAATTTTGCCTGCTTTGTATTCAGGTTGTGCCATTTTGGATGTCCTTCTCTTGTTTTTTCCAGAAAGCATAAAAGCGGTTGTAGTCGTCAGGGTTGGCCTTGTGCATTGCAGTCAGCACAGGGTTCATTTCACCGATCCAAGCGTTGAGGCCGGTCTGTGATTTGAATGATTGAATCTTGGTTTCGAGCGAGGCCAGATCGTAATCGGCGGCTGGCGCGTCATCATCAACATCCACGCCGTCACGGGGTGCCGACTTGTGGAAGTCAGGGTCATCACGCTCACCTGTGGAGATAAGCAGCAGCGCACGCAGATATTGCTTGACGGCATAAGACTGGGCGCTGCCGCTGGTCTGTGCGCCCGTCAGGGGCAACATAACATCCATGCCGACAGGATCGGTCTTTTCGCCCGACACATGACCCATTGCGATCTTGTAGCTAAATTTGGCCCACAGTTTTGCATTTCCTGCGCTGAATGTTTCAGTGCCAACACTATCGACTTGTGGGTGCAGCCCGTGTTCAGCGCAAATCGGGCGGCACATATCCAAAAACGCATCCACAGACGCAAAGCTGTAGTTGCCATGCTGGTTGCGGTCACCCTTGGCCAGCTTC